TTAACCGCGTTTTGCCATCCCAGTAACAAGTGACCAGACCCAAGTAAGCGCAGCAGGAGCAAGCTTAGCAGCACCCAAGGCACCAACAGCAGCAACGGCTAGACCCAACGTACCAACAACACCGCTGGTATCAATAGGGACTTCAACAGCAAAAGCCGACAGCGGAGCAGAAGCAACCGCAACAACCGCAACCTTTTTTCTCAAAAGGCTTAAACGAGTACGAGGGGCAATAGAAACAACTTGATTTTTTGACATAATAACTATCCTCTTTTTTTTGCCATCAATGATAAATGCTTCCAAATCCAAGCAACCGCAAAAAGCAACGCCGTCATTGATAAGATTTGACCGGATTGGTCAAGAGTAAGAGATGATAATTCGTGTATAAAATTATTCATCCTTACCCATTCGGCACAATTGCCGTTTTCATCTAAAAAGTTACAGGCGTACATTATTTATTTGTTTGTAAGGTGGACGAAACAGGAGAAGGAACACGCTTAGCAGCATAAACGGTAATCATAGGTTGCTTAAAACGATTAGTACCATTGACGAACTCAAGCTCTAAAATTTGACCATCATCATAAGAAGAATCGAAGAGCTTCAGAATATCAGCACGATTGGGAACAGTCATAGGGACTTCAACAGAAACCTCGACAGGTTGCATCATAGTAGAACTATAACGACGAGCACCTTTTTCAGGGTCATAACAACCAACATGTAAATTCATTTTTGCGGTAGGTAATTGTGCAGACATAAATAATCCTTAAGCGACTAAACGCATTTTTTGTGGGGTAGAGACTGGCTTAACATACCAATCAGGGGTTTGTTTAGAAAAATCAATATTTATCAAATTAGCGAAAGACGTTGTTTTAGAACCATCATCAATATGTAAATTTTGCAAAAAGGCTTTAGAAAAACCAGCAGTACTAAGGTCAGAAAAAAGACGATTTAACTGACTGGTACTATAAAGCTGTTGAGCTTTCATTTCAGAAACACCCATTACTTTAAGTTGATTATAAAAACCGTAGAGATTAATGGCTTTACGATAACTCATACGACCATCACTCAAAGGCTTACCAAACTCAGATTTCAAACGACTAAACACCTTGTTTTCATCGGTAACAGTCATATCAAGACCCTTCATTGCTTCAAATATCTTATTAAAACCTTTAGACCATATGCTCATTAAAAAATCGGGGTTTTGTTTTTGGTAATTGATTAAATCCCACAAATTTACGGGAATATCATTCCTTTCGAACCACCGTTTCATAAAAGTACATTCCCAGCGTAGGCTAGTTCTAGCAACATCAATCAAGCGTTCATCGCTCATTACATTAACTATCTTAAGAGCATGAGAATCACCACGCTCAGACTTCTTCTTATAATCTTCAAGCTGTGACATATATTCATCGAGCTTGCTATAACACTTTTGACGTATTAAACGACTTGTAGCACCACCCCAATAAACTGTAGTTTCAAACTTCTTCGACTTGGTGGGTTTTGTCTGGCCATTACTAATACGAGACATATAATCAATGGCAAGCCTAACGATTTTAGGACTACCAACACGTGACATATAAGTGACATCCATCTTTCTAACTTCGGCAGTATTAATAGCCAACATGCCATAAAGAGCAGGATAAGCAACACGTAACCAATAAAGCATTTCAGTAGCACATAATTCTAAATCATCAGTTCCAAAAACATTATGACCTTGCAAAATCTTAGCAGGGCTACCCTTAATAGTAATATGTGGGAAAAAATAACCATCAAAATTAACCTTAAGAGCAAGACCAGTGAAGCTAGTAGGCAAAGACTCATAGGGATGATATAAAGCATCAGCAGCAGCAGAACCATCATCACGGAAATGAACAGATTTAGCACCAAGCGGAATATCCATTTCTTCCAAATCAACGCCAACAAAAGCATGACGATCATCTACAGTCTCAACTAATGAAGAATCAAACTGAATAGATAGCTCTAATAAATCAATCATAAAAAATCTCTTATTAACAAATCACCATAAGACATATAATACACAAGTTTTTTTGTGAACGCAAGATAAAATCACATATTCATATATAATTAAGAAAAAACAGAACTAAACAGGCGCGGAGAAATTAAAATAGAACAGGAAGAATTCATAAATTAAACGCAAATTTGCGTCAAGAGTCCACCATTAAATAATGTGGACTTAAGCGCGTGCGTGTGCATAGCGGTCGGGGGAGCGCAGACACCACACACGCGCTTAATACTAGAGTATCGGGAGTCTGTCTAATGCTTTAACGCTAGTTAATTGACAAAAAGAGTCAATCAACCGCTACAAGCTAATCTCTGCAAACTATGACATCAAAAATTCAAAAAGACGTTAACTGGAGGGTGAAGGGGTCGGAGAAACTACAAAAATTTGGTACGACACGAAAAATCAAGAAATAGCATAACTTTTTACAACACTGGTACAGGAGCAGCAGGAGACGCCACGGAAGAACGAGACGAGGCACCACCAGCGCCTTTGGTCATATTACCGCTAGAATCTAAATACTTAGAACAATCACTGTTAGAAAGCAAGATACGCTGGGCTTTTACGTTATAAGCCCAGCACTTACCGTCAACTATCACCGCACCGCTAACAGCCACATCAGCGCTAGTATAATAGCCACCAGTGAGAGGATTATATATTTGTGAATTTTGACCAGAATCATTGCGTATAGCGTTGACATTATCCGATATTGTAGAAACCTCACTACGTTGTTTGCCATCTTTTACCTCACTATTACCCATTTTTGCACCAATTGCATCAGGGTCAACCGTTAAAACATCATTAGCACTATCGTCATTGCCCGACATAGATTTAAAAGAGCCAATGCCCTGATAGATCATAAAACCAATAAAGCTAAAAACTAATAAAGCACTGAATAAAATACTAAACAGCTTAGTAGACTTACGAGTCTCACCGTCAGTCACACCGCTGGTTGAGGTGTAAAGCGGAAACATTGAAGGATTTAGACGCCAAGTTTGTTCGTCATCAGCAGTTTTGAATGCGTCTTTGCTTAATGATTTTTGAATGTGCGACCACCAATAAATTTTTACCGTTTTCTTTTTGCGAGGGCGATACATAAAAACGTGTTCGCCCGTATTCGCATGGACATAAGTATTAAGCAGGGTACTAGATTGAGTTATCATCCAAATATCCATACCGTAATGCCGATGGGTCGATAAATCTTTACCAATCTCATTTTTCGCGGAACGGTTCTCTTTCATAAACGCTTCTTCGTACTGCGCTTCGTCATAAACAATCAAGCGCTTTTTATCGTCTCTTAAATTCGTTTCAGAATTAATAGGGTTAAGCAAACGCCAATCAAACTGGGCGTCCATAGACTTTACACCGACAATGCGTAACCCATTAATGCTAGTGTAAATTTCATCATAAAAACCCCTATCAACTTCTTTACATAGCCATTCAACGACAATATTTGTTTTACCCGCACCCGGAGTAGCTTCGACAACTCTAATCATTTTTTTATCATCCTTAAACCACCCGCAAACGTCTTAATATAGACACCCGCAAGATAAGACCCAATAACAATGCTAATCGCGGTATCAACACCCGAAAGACCCAAAATGCCAGAAACCAGCCCCAACTGACCGAGGTTAGCAATCGCTTGAGACTTGTAGTAAGTGACAAAACCAGTGAGCGCAGCAGTGGTAGCGAGACCAAGACCCGCACCCGCTAAAACTTGAGCGAGCCAAGACTTATTTCCGGAAAAGATAACCGATTGTAATTTAGTAAAAAAACTCATAATTATGACCCTCTAATCGCACTAGCAACAATGCCTAAACCAATAAAATACCCCATTGCAACGATAGCCGGCTTTATCATAACGGCAAGCTCGCAAAGCGGAGTCATGTCAAAAGACATGGGAGCATCAACGGCACCAATGCCAATTGTAAAAGAAGGTAAAATAGGACACTGACCGCCAAAACTAACATAATTAACATCGAACTCAGAAGCAGATTTGGCGGGTGGGGCATCACTGACAGGTACAACTTCAGGAGCTTTTTCGGGGGGAGCATCAGCGCCAAACATATCAGACAAACCCGCAACAGAAGCAACGAGACCAGCAAGCATTGCTTTTAGAGCGCCGATGGCGGTGATAATTCCGGCAGGGTCGAAAGGTTCAGAAACGGGGTCAGTAGGCTCAGCAGGTGCATCAGGATTAGCTGTGTCGG